ACGTTGCGCCCTGCTCCCACAACCACCACAGGTACTTTCCACTTTCAGCACGTGCCGATGAAGCACTACCATTATTACGATTCTTCCATAGCCATATAGCAAAATCAGCTTTTGCGTCATTGTCTTCAAAAGCCAAAGAATACTGCTCTATGTCAAACCAAGAAACAAACATTGCTTCAAATTGTGAAGTTCCACGTTTTGCCGCATCATATTCTCGCTGAAAGAAGTTTCCTGTACCGTTTGCTGTACTCTCGTAAACAATCATCGTATACGGCTTCAGTAAGATTCCAGAGCAAGCTGAGCGTACAATATCCTCAGGCTTCTTCCCATCTGTAGTTTTCCATAGTCCTACCTCGGAAAGATGTACTAAGTTGTAATCTCCACCACGGCAAGAGTCTGGTCGTTCAGCAGTACCAATTTTTATCTTGCAGTTACGTTGTGGTACACGATGAATAGAACCAGAGTGCCCTACGCCTACTAGTTTAGATTCATTTTCATTGTAAATTTCACCCAGCTTGTAAAGCATAGATATGGGATAGGCTTTAATCATTCGATCAAACATATCCTTGATTTCATCAGAACCAGCACCTTGATGAGCAATGATTAGCGAGTTAAGACCTACCTTGTGAATGAGCTGAAGCCATGCCATATATAACTGAGAAGTTGTAGAACCGCCCCATTGTCGTGCCTTTAGCAGAACTATTCGTATAGGTTTATTGGCTTTGCGTAAAGCTTCAAGTCGCTCTACGAACTTCCTTTGAGGTCGCGTGAGTCTAAATAGCACATCTTCTCCACCACCTTTGTTTTTAATAAAGACATATAATGCAGCCCAAAAAGCAAAGTCATAGCGGCACCTTAACCGCACAAATTGCTCTATAACTTTAAGACGATCTTCATCAGAATATTCTACTTCTAATTCTTCTGTTAGGAATTTTATGATACTTCCACACTTGATTAACAGTTTTATCAATGGAATGCTAAGCATTTCAACAGGAATATACTGTGTTTCTAATGGAAATCCATCTATATGTACTTCAACACGCTCCCCGATAGACCCTATACCACTGATGGGGTCAAACTTTTGATAAACGTCGGCATTACGGTTATCATTCTCTTTTAATATACTTATTACTTCTTTTTGCATCTTGTTATAGGATAGTTAAGAAGCGAGAACAAAAAACCAGATAAATAACAGTATAGATGCAGCCATGCATTAGTATATGGAAACACAAAGCCAATAGCAAGATAGAAGATCATCCATGCCTGATAGTACAATTTTCTACCCACTTCAAAAGAGATTGACCCAAAAAGAAAAAATATTACGCCAGACAGTCCTATAGTCGGCAATTTCGAAATTGGTAATACAAACGAAAGAGTATCTATTGGAAAAGTTATAGCAACTATATAAGCAAGTATAAGTCTTTGTAATCTGATATTGTAGATAAAAAATAAACAAACAAGACACCAAGCGTTAAGAGTAGCATGTATGATACCTGAATGAAAGAAAGGATAGAGAAATCTCCCCACCCATGAAGATCCTACAAAGATACCGACGGTATGCCAATTAGTAGGGTGCAATAAAGATAGAATCATTATGACAAGTGCTAAAAGCAGTGCCGTAATTTTTTCTTTCTTTCTTCGTATCTTTTCTTTTTCTCTTTGCATATCATAATTCTAATACTACCAGCACTAAGATAGAATTTAGGTGCAGGCTGTGCTACAACTATCTCACAACACTTATTAATCGACCAATGAGGATTCTTTTTCTTAAGTTCAACAACACGTTTGTGTATTTCATGAAACATTTCACGTTTTAGTGGGCGCATCTTATAATAAGGGTGTTTACCTTTTATAATTGCCATTACAATTTTGCTTGCCCAAATCTCTGATACCCAAAATCTTCGAGAAGGCATATTAGATATCTGTTTACAAATGTGCGGAATACTGATATATTCACATGATGATATATGCTCGTTATATAGCCTCATTATATCGTTCATGCGTTCTTCTGCATACTCCATTGTGGAACCTCGATGTTTCATAACAGTCTTATCTATGTTCCAAAGTTACGAAAAAGAACGTAAAAACTTAAACGATTTATCTAATATTTGTATCCTATTTTTGCATTAAAACAACCATCATAAATTTAGAGATATAAGATTATGGCTGAAAATCCAACAGTTAAGAGTAATCGTGACAAGTTTAAGGAAAGGATTAGTAAGAAGTATCCTGACCACAATTTTGATGACGAAGAAGCTTTGTATGGTCAGATAGGGGAAGACTACGATGGATACGAAAAGGAAATTAATGGTTACAAGGAGCGTGAAAAAGCCTTTTCAGACCTCTTTACAAGTGACCCACGTAGTGCATCATTCCTTACCAACTGGCGTAAGGGAGGCAATCCTGCCATTGAATTGGTACGTATGTTCGGAGACGATTTTGTGGAAGAACTTAAAGACCCTGATAAGCAGGAAGAACTAGCAAAGGCAAGTCAGGAATACGCAGAACGCGTTGCTAAAGAGAAAGATTTTGACGAGCAGTATCAAAAGAATATTGCAGAAACGATTGCTACTATAGAGGCTATACAGAGCGAAAACGGCTGGAGTGACGAACAAGTCGATAAGGTTATGGAGTTCCTTGTTAACATCATGAAAGATGGTATTCTTGGTAAGTTCTCACGTGAGAGTATTGAAATGGCTTCTAAAGCTATCAATCACGATGCTAATGTTGAGGAAGCTGCACATGAAGGTGAAGTTCGGGGGCGTAATGCAAAGATTGATGAGAAACTTCGCAAAAAGTCCCACAACGATGGTACTGCTAATCTCAGTGGCAAGAACGGAGGTGGCGGTTCTAAACGACAATTACCAGACCTTGGTGCTATCAGTCGCTACGATGGTAACCAGTCTATTTGGGAGCGTGGTGGCGAGAAACGTACAGCGTATAAATAAGTATCACAATTAATAATTAAAACGAAGAAGAATGGAAACAATTAAGAAAAGTTCGAATTTTCTCTATCGCATTATGCTGACACTGTTAGCTATTGCGATGGGGGCATCACATGGCGTACTAATGGCAGACGCTACAGCCTTACCAGATGCGGGTAAGACACGAGCAGGTGCAGAGGGTACAGGCGGAACAGATGGTATTGCCACTGAGACACAAGGGCGTGTTGATGGTGCAGATAACTTCTACATGAGTGATGTGGACCAGCGTATCGTTAAGATTCGCCCTATGGCTACTCCTGTGGATCAGATTAGTCGCTATGCTAAATCCAGCTCTTGTGACTCATTTGAGGTTAAGTATTATTCTGTTGGTACACGCGAGATTAAGTGTACTACTACAAAAAAGGTTGAGGCTATGACCAGTGGTGCCAGCACATCACTTCCTGTGAGTGACACCAACATGTTTACACTTGACGATACTATTCGTGTAGTAGGTGTTAAGGGAGTAACGGATCCTAATACAGGCAAGGCTTATACAGGTAGTAATATTCCAGATCTTGTGCTGTGTGTATGTGGCAAGGATGCTTCAACGAATGTTCCTACAGTATATGCTGTAAATGGCTCTATGGATAATACCTCTAAGCAGCCTATCTTTGTACCAGAGATTAAGAGTGGAGCTACACTTGTAAGAATGGGTAAGGCTTGTGGAGAGTTAGATGTTCAGACTGGACGTTTCAATAATATTCCAATGCCAGAGACTCAGTACTGTCAGAACTTCATGATTCAAGTAGAACAGTCAACCTTTGATAAGATTGCGTCAAAGGAGGTGAATTGGAACTTCTCTGATTTGGAGGAAGATGGCATCTACGACATGCGTCTTGCAATGGAGAACACTTACCTGTTTGGCGTTAAGAATGTTATCAAGCATATCGCTAAGGAGGGTATGAATACTTGGTTCACTGGCGGTATCTGGTGGATGGCAGGAAAGGATATCGAGGTTGGAAAGTGGGATACAGCAAAGAATTGTGCTGTCATCTCTGACGAAGACCTCGTTGATATTACTAAGGACTTGTTTGTTGGAACTGGCATTGGTAACAAGCGTAAGATACTCCTTTGTGGTTCAGACATGCTTTCTGCATTCTCTAAGATTAAGAGTGATAAGTTCCGTCTGAAGGACACCGTTGAAGTTTGGAACTTGAAGTTCAAATCATGGGATACAGACTTTGGAGAGGTGCTTACAGTTCATCATGAGTTGTTTGATGTCAACGGTATGAGTGATTGTGGTTTCGCTCTTGATCCAGAGTATTTGTCTAAGAAAACACACGTCTCTTGGGCTCGTAATATTCTTGACTTGAAGAAAGCGGGTATTCGTAATACTGACGCTGTAGTTATCCAAGAGGTCAGTTGTCTATATTTGCGCTACGCAAAAGCACATGCACGTATGAAACTTGCACACGCCTAACATCAAATAATAATTAATAACACTAAGGGGTGGGATTCTCGTACATCCCATCCCTTTTTATTTATAAAAACATGACAAAGCATTATATATCAGATTCGCATATTGCGATTAATGTCACTCTTAATGGTGGAGAAAGTGTGCATTTATCTTTTATAGCACTATCAAATGGTGGTAGCGTCTTTTCAACTGATAATGAAGAATTGCAGAATGCTATCGAACGGCATTACCGATTCGGTGATTTATTTATTCTTGATCATATTGAGGAGCCTAAGAAAACATCAGGAATAGGTACTGAAAGAGAAGATCGCACCTCTGACGAAGAGAGTGAAGACAACAATATCCAGAAGATTACTGTGAACGACTTGGGAGAAGCGAAGAACTATCTTGCAGACACATTGGGCATTAGCCGCACGTCACTCCGCAGCCTTAAGTCTATCCTCGAAGTTGCCAAGGCTAATAATATCGAATTCGAGGGGTTGGATAAATAATATCTCTACACAATGAAAGTATATCGTCTTGACGAAATAGCAAAAGACGTTCGCATTGCAATAGATCAGAATATGTCCAGTGACACACTGATAGGCTTTGGTGATGTGGACACTCTTTCCTTAAACGACATTATCAGGTCAAAGATTACAGACGCTGTAAAAAGAATACATAGCACGGCACCTGCATACCTACTTGATGGAGGTAACAACTTTGGAGACGCCATCTACTGGAAGGAACTTGAAAGCGGTTGGTGTCTTCTTCCTGAGAACTTCATGCGTCTTGTAGTATTCCAAATGGATGATTGGGAGCGTGCTGTATATCATGCTATCAGTGAGGACGATGCAGAATACAAAAAGCAAAGTAGCCGCTTTAAGGGCATACGTGGTACTCCTCAGAAGCCAGTATGTGCAATCGCTATTCGCCCAGAAGGAAGGGCTTTGGAATTTTATTCTTGCAAGAGTGAGAACGCTATGGTTAGTAGAGCAGTCTATCTTCCTTATCCTGTAATTGATGAAGATGATGGTATCGAGATTTGCGAACGCTGCTACCAAGCTGTAGTTTACACCATAGCATCATTAGTATTAACAACTTATGGCAATGCTGATTTAAGCAAGGCGTTGTCAGATTTAGCAAAATCAGCATTAATATGAGTTCTGTAAAGACAACGCAATTAGATGGCGACGTATCTGTTGGTCGCAATACTTCTATAGGAGGAAATATTATTATACAAGGTGGTGGGCATGTTAAAGGCACTCTTGTAATAGACGGGTGGCTTGATGCTAAGAACATCAAGGGTTCTAACAAAGGCATCTTTACAACCGCAGAGAAACTACGTGAGGCGTACCCACGTCCACATGATGGCTGGTGGGCTGTTGTTGGTAAAACATTGCCCAGCCCTATCTATATAGGTGATGGTGGAGAGTGGGTAGCAACAGGGGAAAGCGGAGGTAGCCCAACATTTGAAAATGTAGACGAGCAAATTCAACATATTGTTGACGATGCAAAAAGCAAGATAGATAATGCAAAAAAAACTATCGAAGACATGGTTGCAGCCCTTCCTATTGCGCAGGAGGCAGGTGATAGTGCAACAAAAGTAATGTCTCAAGCTGCTGTGACACAGAATATCAAAAAAGCCTTATCTGAAGCCCTTGAAAGCAAGGTGCTGACAAAAGTTGGGGAAATATCACCTGTCACATCTTTTAATCAGCTCTACGACAACAAAGGTGTAGGAAGTACTTATCCAAAATGGGGCAGTCAAACTTTCGAAATACCAAGTGGTATTAAACGTATCTATGGAAAAGGCTCAGGTTTCTTATTTACAGCGGAAAGATATTTATCTCCTATTGTATTTCTTGATGAACGACATAACTACATTAGTAGTGTGGTTTTGCCAACGGCAACTCTTAGTATAGGTAATGGCCTCATTGTGCCATTTGATATTAGCAATGTTCCGACAAATGCAAGATTTGTAGAACTATCAAAGTACACAGGAGTGGAAATTTCTACGTATAGCATTTCTTTCGAATACGAAAAGGAGGGTCTTGAAGATAGATTACTCAAGATGGAGAAAGTAGGAAGTAGCTTTGCGAGTGGTGAAAACACAAAAGAAGTCTCCGTGGTTAATAGAATAGTAGATATCGCTACAGATAAGGTTGAGAGAGAAAAGCAGATAGCAGGAGGTGGACTGCTGCAAGACTTGAAAGAGTCCGTATATGAGTCCGAAACAATTAGCAATATTCAAGACGTTCCATATTCAGGAGGTTTTATAAATAAATCAGGAGAACTTGTTCCTCATTCCAACTGGAGAACATCCCAATTTCTATCCTCTGAGGAGTGGATTATAATGTCTGCAAAATTATTCCCGAATAACCTAACAAATCAAATTGCGTTCTATGATGACGCATATAAATTTATTAGTGGAATATCAAAATCAGAAAAGCCAAGTAATTTCACGAATGGTGATATTGTGACACCAAGCAATGCAAAGTATTTCAGATTCTGTTGGACAAAAGATAATGGAGGTTTTGAAGAGAATAGAATACTTTTACAAAGGAATGTCGGAATAAGAAAGATTGTTGAAGAAAACAAAGAAAACATTAAGACTATTAAGCAAGCTCTTGGGCTGAAAGATGGTGTCGTTGATGTCAATTGGTGTGGTCTTTTTTCTAACGTCCTATTTATCGGTGATAGCGTAACAGGCGGTGACACAAGAGAACCGCTGGTAGAAAGTGGAACTCACAATATGGATTATCGCCCATATTCTTACCCTATGCGCATCAAGCAATTATCTCCTATGTGGGATATTACAAATGCAGGGTATAGCGGTATCAGTTCATCTGGATGGTATGGTCGTTTAGAAAGTAAAGCTGCACAGATAAAAAATGCAGACCTTATCATCATTGAATTAGGATGGAATGACCGGTTGACGGGAGACTTGAATACAGATGTAGTCCCATTTGGGGATGACTATGATAGGTACGCAACAACCGCTATCGGATATTATTGCAAGATAGTAGCGAAGTCTAAGGCTTACAATCCTAATGCGTTTATTATCCTTGTTGCATCTGCTGGATGGAAGAGTCAGAGAGAAGGTCTACAAGATAAAGTGAAAAATGTATCACAACTGTTCGGAGTTCCATTCATAGATATGAACGAAAACAAATACTTCGATATAACGCCTGACGGTGGAGACACATGCCACTTCACAGTGCAAGGGTACTATAAAAAAGCAGTATATATGTATCACGCTATTAGTGATTGTATTGGGGCTAATATGAATGAAGTAAGGAAGAAACTCTATGCAAGATTACAATCTAATAGGTCTTATACTGTAACAGGTACTGTTACTACCGATGGAACAACACCCCTTGCAAATGCAACTATAACTATCACCTCGCAGAACTCGAGAAAAGAGTATTCTGCTCAATCACAAAGTGATGGGACTTTTTCGATTAAAGCACCAAATGGGAATTATGCTATTGGAATTACAGGCTATACGCTGAGCAAGACAAGTCTAAACCTTAGTGATGGAGGTGACAAAGACTATTCGAGAGAAAGTGTGTCGCTTGGTACAATTACAGCAACTAAATAAAGATACAAATGATTATGAAGAAAGTAATTAAATGGCTTAAAGAAAGTAACAGGTACAAACACCTTATAGGCGGTGTACTCATCGGTGCTGGTGCTAATGGCTTGTATTGCGCAGCATATGCAGGTATAGGAGTTGCAACGGCACTTGAACTTAAGGATAGAATGTGGGGCGGAAAGGCAGACATCATCGATTGGGGAATGACAGTCGGTGGTGTAGCTATAGGCTTCGGAATAAGAACGTTGGTAAAACTTCTATAATATGGCAATGGATAAAGGTATAAGAAACGCAATGATAGGTGTTATTGGCTCAATCATTGTAGCTGTTGCAGGCTCATGGGTGCAGCTTAATCAACGCATATCAATACTTGAGGTGCAGGTTATGAACGACCACCAATTGTTCGTAGGCTCTCAAGAGGATATGAAAGAAATAAAGTCAATGCTTGGTGAGATAAACATTAAAGTATCGCACCTTAACGACATCAAGGCAGACCGACCTAATATGGATAGTCATATAACACAGAAAGGAGGTGAATAATGAAAGCATCATTTAAAAGTATTATAAGCAGGTGGAGAGCGACAACACCGAAGTTCTTTAAGAATATTGTCGTATTGGGTTCAGGTGTCAGTATTGTTGCTGTTGCCATTCATACCGCTATGGCAGCAGCAGCGGCAACACCTCCAGAATGGTGGATAAAAATTTACCCATATCTTGTAGGAGCAGCAGCAGGTATGGCAGCTGTAGCAAAATTAACAAGGGAGAAGTAAGATGAGAAATATAAAATACATTGCGGTTCACTGCACCGCAAGCCATCAGTCTATGACGATAGAGGGCTTAAAGCAAGAGTTCAAGCGTAAGGGCTGGGTTAATCCAGGTTATCACTATGTGGTTAGCCCAGACGGCAAGATTACACAGCTTCTTGATGAAGACAAAGTAAGCAATGGAGTTAAGGGCTTCAACACAGTTTCTATCAATGTTGCTTATATTGGTGGTATTGACACTAATGGCAAACCCACTGATAACCGCACAGACACACAAAAAGCAAGTCTTCGCTCGCTATTGAAGATGCTACACAAGAAGTACCCTACAGCGGTTATTCAGGGACATCGTGATTTCTCTCCAGACTTGAATAAAGATGGAAAGATAACATCTAACGAATGGATGAAAGCTTGTCCGTGCTTTAATGCGAAAGAAGAGTATTCAAATTTGTAGGTATGAAGAATAGGAATATTTTTACAATAATACTTATGCTTAGCGCAATAGTTATTCTTTGCTACGCGCTAATCAATAAGCCTATAAAATCATCTACTCCCACTTACGATGTGGTAAGGGATACGGTTATCTATAACGACACAATACCTTATTATAAACCTATTCCCAAAGATAGTCTTATCGTAAGTTACAGAACGGTCATTTTGCCCGTTGCAAACAAAGTCTCTAAAGAACATTATAACAAGGATAGTTTTGTGTCTCAATCTGTAGAACAGGCAGGGGGTGACAGTGCAGCGGTTGTTATTCCTATTACTCAGAAGGTGTACGAAGATAGTACCTATAAAGCGTGGGTAAGTGGATATGAGCCTCAACTTGATAGTATATTTGTTTATCAGAAGACGCAAGTTATCAATAACTATATACGAGAAAAACCAAAACGTTGGGGTATAGGCTTGCAAATTGGCTATGGGTGTACTGGTAAAGAGCTTCATCCTTATATAGGAATAGGAGTTAATTATAACATATTCAGATGGTAGAAGTATGAAGACGGTTGTTTTTAAAGTTATCAAAAACGAAGTTTATCAAGAAGTTGCAAAGACCACCTCATACACAGGGGCAAAGATGGAAAATGACGAAGATGCGTACGATCGTATCTTTACAACTGATGAGGATAAGACGATGCTCGAACGCTTCTGGAATGAGAGTAAGAATATGATCGCTGGTAGTCTAAAAAAACTATTAAGCTCTGAGCGTGAAGAGAATGATGAATACATATTAGAACTTGAGGTTTCCAATTCCTTTGATGACAACCTTAAGGAGAGTATGCAGCGTAGTTTGTTCAGCTTCTTTGTTATGAATATAACAAGTAAGTGGTATATATTCACAAATAAGAATGAAGCAGAAGGATATGCAACATCAGCGGCTACAGACATGGAAGATGTTATGCGTAAAGCCTATTACAAAAAGAAACCAGTACGTCCAACATACGA